TTAAAATGGCAGCTCCCCGTCGTCGTCCGTCAGCTCCGCAAACTCCGCCCCACCGGAACCAGGCTCCGCCGGGGGCGGTGTATCCGCTGCGCCGGCCTCCGTGTCCCGCCTGGAGTCTCCGAAGTACACATGCTCGGCCAGCACCTCGGCGGTGCGGCGCTTGTTGCCGTCCTTATCCGTCCAGTCCCGGAGCTGCAAGCGGCCCTCCACCACGGCCATGCGGCCCTTGGTGAAGAAGCGGGAGACAAATTCGGCGGAGCTGCGCCAAGCCACGATGTCGATGAAGTCCGTGGTTTTCTCCCCGGTCTGCTTGTCCTTGAAGTCCCGATCCACCGCCAGGGAAAAGTTTGCGACAGACGCCCCGCTCTGCGTCTGTCGCAGCTCGGGATCGCGGGTGAGGCGGCCCATGAGAATAATCCGGTTCAGCATGTATGCTCCTCCAAAACAACGGTGGTGACGGAAGGCTGGGGCTCCTCATAGCCCCGCACGTCCTGCACCTCCTCCACGGTCTGGATGCCCAGCAGCACCTCGGGGCAATGGGCGCGAGCAAAGAAGGAGGCGGCCCGGTACATCATCATCTGACGGGGCATGGTTTTCCACTTGGAGCCGCCTTTATCCATCCAGCCCTCGTCCTTCGCCATTTTCAGGGTGATGGTGTCGGAGACGCACTGTGTGCCGTTGGACAGGCGGGTGGCGCGAGCAAAGCAGCCCTCGGAGGGAGTTCCGGTCTCGCCCACAAATACATATTCCAGCGGCGTGAACTTGCCGCAGCCGTTGACCGCGGCCGCGCAGAAGGAGCCGCTCCAGGCAGGCTTTCCCTTCACCACATAGAGGTTCTGCATGACCATCATGGGAGAGAGCCCCTGACGGTTGGCAAGGTCGATAGCAATCAGGCAGTTCTCCGGGCTGTTGCGGTAGCTGTCCGGTACCAAGCCGGAGCGGGAGAGCATACCAGCGGTGCGGTACGCCAGGTTCATAAGTTTGGTGTCGTTCCACATGGTCAAGCCGCCGGGTATTGTGGGTGCGGGGGTAAGAACCGGGGCCTCAGCGGACTCCTGGGCGGTTACAACTTCATCAGGCATTGCGTTTCCTCGCTTTCTTTTTTAACGCACTGTGGAGGGTCAGGAGAGCCTCCGGTAGCGCGTCGTCTCGGTCGAAGGGCTGGAGCTTATAGGTTCCATCCTTCTTCAGATGCAGAATAAAGAGCTTGTCCACGGGAAGCCCCTGGGCATCCAGCAACCAGCGGTAGAGGTTGAGCTGGGCGGCACAGAGGGGGCTATGGATTGTATAGCTGGTCTTGATATCCACCAGGGAGCATACGCCGTCCACGAGGCCGTAACGGTCAATGGTGCCCGCGTAGCGGCGCTCCGGGTGGTGGGAGGCGTACTCAATTTTCCGCCACTCCACCGCGTGTTCCCGGCGGAATTTCAAATAGGCTTGTAAGTAGGGTAAAATGGCGTCCTGCACATCCACGGAACCGAACTTATCCAGCGACTCACAGGCTTTGTGGACGGCGGTGCCCCGGTCTGCGGCATTGTCGAGCCTCCATTGTGCTACATCTCCGTAAATCTCGCGGGAAAGAAAGCGGCACAACTCGGATACGCTTGGCAGCTCCTCCCCGTCCAGGGTATATTTGTGCCCCTGGTCAAAGAATAGTAAGGTCGCCATCAGACATACCGCTCCACTTCCAGCCCCATCTCCAGCGCCACCTGCTCCGGGCAGTCATTCAGGGCCTTGTTGACCGCGGCTCGGAAGCAGTCCGGGCAGAGCCACCGCCCCTCCCACTGAAACCGTGCCTCGCCGTGGTAGACCTCCTGGCGGCACTTCTCGCAATAAGCAGATGCCGGAGTCGTCTGGCTGTCATACAATGGGATGTGCATTACAGCTCCTCCTTCTCCAGTCCGTTTCCCTGGATTTCGATATAAGAACGGTACATAGATCCGCTTTGCTTCTCCTTTCCTATGGAAACTACATAGCCCAGCTTAAGAAGAAGCGTACCAAGGTCAAGCCAGTCCTGATTGGACATATTTCCATTGCGCTTTTGATACAATTTCATTTGACTTTCCTTTCTAATCGTTATAAAATGTAAATAAACAAATGTTTCCCTTGCCGCCCTCCGGTCTCGCACACCGGAGAGCGGCGCTTTTTATTCGTAAATAACGGCCTCCGCCCGTGTAATAAAGTGATGAATGCCAGTGGAGCACTCGTTCCATCGGTTATCGTCGAAATCAGTCACCTCAACGGTTTCGCCTATGGCATAAACAAAGTTCGGATCATAATTGCTCTTTACCTGGCCGCCAGCAGGATTTCCGTTGATATCTGTGATACTCAATACCTTGGCCTTACTGGCGCGGCATTTTCGGCTAGTAGCGGAGGACCGGCGTGCATCTGCGGGGATTTCCAACTCCACAACAAGGCCACTTGCCTTTTTATAGCCGATATAAGAGCCGGATTCCGGACATTGCAACGGATAGAACACCGTATAAATATTCCACATCATTTGATCTATAGATGCCTCGCACAGGTCGGCACGGCACAGGTCGGCATTGCGCAGGTCGGCATCGCTCAGGTTGGCACCGCGCAGGTCGGCATCGCGCAGGTTGGCACAGCGCAGGTCGGCATCGCTCAGGTTGGCACAGCGCAGGTCGGCATCGCTCAGGTTGGCACCGCGCAGGTTGGCACCGAACAGGTTGGCACAGCGCAGGTCGGCATCGCTCAGGTTGGCACCGCGCAGGTTGGCACCGAACAGGTTGGCACAGCTGCCGCCCTCTCCATTCAGCCAAAGGAGATGCTCGTCCAAAATCTTTTTTAAGTCCATTTTGCTCCCTCCTCAATGTGGGATTTCTATGACCGCCCACACATCGTCGATGCTCTCCGCGCCCTCCAGTCCGGTGATCTGGATGGTGAGCGGGCCGGTTGGCGTGGGGGCCGGGGTGGTGGTTGCCACCTGTGTCTCAATGGCCTGGCTCTCCGGTTCCTGGCCCCAGATGATTTCAACTAGTGCAATCAGCGCCAGTAAAAGGAACAGGGCCGCGACGCTCGTAATCAGATAGCGGTTCATAAAATCCACTCCACCCAACTATCAGCGAACAGGGCCACTAGGAAACAGATGGTGACCACCACACCGCGCACAGCTTCCCGGCGGGCACGGCGGCGCTCGTTTCGGGTACGGTTTTTCATATAGATACCGCCTCCCTGACTGTCTTCCGTTCAAATTCCTCTAGGTCTGAGGGACGATATACATAAGGCCCATACCGATTTCCGCCTAAGTTTAGAGCGGTCAAACGCCCCTCCCTCACCCACCGATGAACTGTTGTGATTTTTACTCCGTAGCGATTTGCGACCTCTTCGGTCGTAAATCGCGGTTCCAAATTCTCCATAACGTCCTCCTTTTTGCCTCAGTCGGTGTTACGACACTGGCCGGGGCGCTTTTTGTTGTGCTCCCTTCCTTGCCGTGGTATACTGGGCGCAGAAGGGAGGTGAAATCATGTTTGTTCAAGCGACGATCTCATGTGAATGCGGCTGCATCTTCGAGGCCGAATTTCAGAAAAGTTCTGCTGAAAATCCACCTGTATGCCCACAATGCAAAAAGCAGATGGATAAACAGTCATGGGCATCTCTGCGCGATATAATGTCAAGAACTTCCGACTTCAATCAGCACATTATCAAATGGAATTTGGAGCGGGGGGAACCACGCATGCTTGTCCCCGCAATCACAGCCCGCACTCTTTAAGCATCTTTGCCTTTAAGTCGTAATTCCCCAGGTGCATCGTCTCTAAGGTAAAGCACATCACATCAAAGGCTGTTCCAGGCATCAGGTTCAGGTTGTACTTTTTCAGCACATCGGTAATGGCAGTTACCGCGCTGTCAAGGTTCTCCTGCCCGTTTAGTGCCTGGGACAGTCTTGCCTTTTCTTCCAGGTACTTTTCTGCATTCATCGGTTTCACCCCCTTTACCTCGCGCCCCGTCAGGGGCGGGCTTTATTGTCCTGTTTATTGGACTTGCTCTGTGGTATCTTGAATCTGTCCAGAAACAAGTCTCCCAAGAGCGGCGTTCAGATTTTCCTCCGCGCCCTTTGGCTCCTTCCGCCTGAGGATTTTATGGAACAGGTTCGCCAACACGAAGATCTGTCTACTGATTTAGCCAACGCTATGCAAAAGGATTTACGAAAGTAGGTCATCCACCATAACAGCCAGCAACGCAACGGTTAGAAGCAAAGCTGGGGCGGCAATCAACCAGGGCCTATTGCTTTCCGGGTTCTCTCTTATTAGGTGACAAGCGGCCAGGGCAGAAAACATAAATGCCAATGCCATGATTAGATAAACCAGCAAGCGAACCGTAAGCAACGACACTCACCCCCCTTCATTTCCACCAATTCCACCCACCTCCTTCCTTATTCACCGTTTTTCTGTGTTGCGATTGTCCCGCCGATGGGTTATACTTTCCCCAAAGGGGGTATTTGCATGGTAACGACATCCATACTTAAATCTAACAACGGGGAATGTCCCTTGTGGGCTGTTGATGTATCAGTTTGCGGGTGGTATAGAGAGACAGAAGGCGGCATATGGCAATTCCTCCGAGCCGAGTGCCCTATTATTGAAAACGCAAAACTGCCTCTACATAAGCAAGACCCAAGATACAAACTGATGTTTTGTAAGGACAAATTTTCTTGTCCACTTTACTCGCAGTTCCAGCCAAAGATCACGAAGGGCATATAGCGGAACACCTTTTCGCAGGTCTCCGGTTCCCTTGTCAGTTTATGCTTTGCAATCACAAACGCCAGATCTTCCCCCAAGGCCTTAAATTCGTTCGGGCCAAGAATCTTGTCCAGTTCGTCCCCGAGCGCCGTCTGTTCGGCGCTCTTTTTCTTTTCGTCCATCGGGTTCACCCCTTTCTATCAGTCCTGTTTATTGGGCTTTATCTTTGGTATCATGCTCGCTAAGAAGATCATCAACAGTGACACCATATAATCGAGCAATCTCAAGAAGTCTTTTGGCGTTTGGCCTAGTTACTCCGGTTTCCCATTGGTATACTGCGGCATCTGATACACCTATATTTTTCATTACTTGACTTACAGAAAGCCCAGCCGAGATACGTGCATCACGGAATCCCATTTTTTCACCTCCGAACACTAAGTTTTACTTGACAATTCGATAGACTTAGCTTAATATAGGAAGTGCCAACAACTTATATTATGCAAAGTCCGATTTTGCGTGGGCTAGGTTTTTCTTTGCCATCGCTTCAAAAACTAGTATATACTAAGTTTTTCTGATTGTCAAGAATAAATTAGTATTTGCTAGGCGGCGTTTTTACCAAACTGGAGGAAAGTATTATGGGTAATTCGCCAATTGTCAGCAGAATCAACGGTTTGCTTGCTGAGAAAGGGATTTCAAAGCGAGACTTCTATCGAGATTGTGGAATAACTTCTGCATCCTACTCTTTATGGAATACTGGAAAAACAACTCCAAGAATGAAGAACTTAGAAGTCATAGCCAATTATCTTGAAACAACAACGGATTATTTATTAACCGGACTTGGTGAAAAAGAAAAAGCGCCCACCCAGGAGGGTGAGCGCGAGATTGATGACCGCCAAATGAAAGCGGCATTTTTAGGAGGACTAGCCAATGGTCTTTCTGATGAAGAAATCGACGAATATTGGGACGATGCAAGAGACTACATCGGCTTCAAAATCCAGCAGAAAAAGAACAGGTCTAATTGATTTGTACAACTATGCCGAAGAGAAAGGCATAGTTGTTGACTGGGTTCCCATGCGTAGGGCGGACTCTCTTTCTGCCGAGTTGCCAGATGGATCGCTTTGTATTGCCATGGATCCTTGGAAGATGGAGAGCATATCGAAAGAGACTGTTGCTCTTGGACATGAACTAGGGCATTGTTGTACTGGCTCTTTTTACAATCGCTTTGCAAAGCGGGACATCATGCAGAAGCATGAAAATCGAGCTGATAAGTGGGCCATAAAGAAGCTTATCCCTGCGGAAGACCTGGACTCGGCTATAGCAGAGGGCCATACAGAGCTTTGGGATCTGGCTGAATATTTTGGTGTGACTGAGGACTTCATGCGCAAAGCCGTCTGCTGGTACACGCACGGGAATCTAGCGACAGAATTGTATTTTTAGTAACCTGCCGCGGAGGAGCAGTAAAATAGAGAGGAGGGGACTAGAAACATGGCTACCAATTCTGTTATTGCAGAGAAGTTGCTTGATAAATCCAAAGAAGCTTTCCTTTTAGCTATTGAGGTATACAATAAACCGTCTATCCGATACAGGGTCGAGGGGTTTAGCTTTTTTATCTGTAACGCCTGGGAGCTTATGCTCAAGGCTCACATCATCAATACATTAGGTGAACATGAAATTTATTATAGGGATAACCCAAATCGCACTATTACGTTAGAAAATTGTATTAAAATAGTTTTTACAAATGAGCATGCCCCAATTCGCAAAAACCTATTGCGCATAGTCGAGCTTCGGAATACAAGTACTCATTTTATCGTGGAAGAATATGAGATGGTATATATCCCCCTTTTTCAAGCATGTATATTTAATTTTACGGAAAAAATGTCTGAGTTTCATGGGATAGATATGACATCCGTAGTCCCGCAAAATTTTTTAGCGCTATCTGTGAGTATGTGTGGGTTAAACGAAGCAGAGATAAGGGCTAAATACCCAGGGCAAATCTCAGAAAAATTACTATCAACAAGCAAAGTAATTGATTCAGAAATTTTGCATAATAATAGCGATTTTGCTATCCGTGTCGAACATTATCATTACCTTACAAAGGATAGGCGAAAGGCTACAGAAACCTTTGGTATAGCGAATGATTCGGATGCAAAAATACAAATAATTAAAGAACTTAAAGACCCAAACGACTCTTTTAAATATACCGCTAAAAAATGCCTAAAAGAGGTAAATAGCCGGCTTTTACGGGCTAAAGTTCAACTGCTATACAATGGATCTGCGGTCTCCTTCAATATGTATCACTTCAATTTATTTACTACTTACTACTCCATGAAAGAAAACCCTAAATTTTGCTACATATTTAGGGTCAATGCTGCGCCGACATATAGCTATTCGATTCAAGCCATCGACTTTATTGCGGATGAAATAAAAAAAGACCCCAGAAATATTATCCGAAGTCTCAAAGAGCAGCTAAAGAAAAAAAGACGCTAACCCCAGGAGCTTGGGATTCTTGGTGATGCCACCTACTCCCATTCGGGAACCCAGCTTTTATCCTTCACGAGTTAGCTTGGCTATAGTATATACAAAACAAAGGTGTTTGTCAATGTAATATGTTGTAAGAAACCGCCCCCGGTGCTACCAACACCGGAGGAGAATACGATACAGGATGCTACCAACATCCTGTACCAAGCAAAATGCCCCAGCCGCAAAACCAAGGCACCTTTGCGCCCTTACAGTGCCCCATAGAAGCCATACAGTCCAGTGGCAACTTCTGCGGACTCTAAACGCGCTTGGGCTAGTTCACTCGCCTGCTTGCCATTTATCCGGGCCAGAGCACAGGCATCATTTTCATAGTATGCTTTTAAGTCCCGCATTGCCTCAATGGTGGCTGTGAGGATATCCGTGGGGATAGAATATCTTACATCCTCCAGTTTCATGTATTACCCTCCTTCATATTGTTTTTCAGTTGTCAGGAATCCCATCCTTGTACCCGGCACGGCCTTGACGACGCTATACTGAACTTGGCCCGCATTTTGCGGACTTCCCTATCCAGCAGGTATCCTGTCTGATTATTCAGTTGTAATAGAGCATTTTCTGTCAACTATAATAACCTATCTCTAGGTCAAAGTAAATGCAGAATAATGACCAATATTTAGGTCTACTCTTTGTGTATAATTGACCTATCTTTAGGTTTTCGCAGTGACTTTCAGATGCTACTATAGGAGTTGGACGTGTATGGCAATATCTTTTAAAAAACTATTAGTCCTGCTAAATGAACGACAAATCAGTCTATACCATTTAAAGCGCGATAAAGTTATCGGAACAGCAACACTAGATAAAATTAGAAAAGACGAAGGGAATATAGATACTCGCTCAATAGACCGTATATGTGATTACTTAAATTGCCAGCCTGGAGATATTATGGAATTTATTAAAAAATAAAAGAACCGCCCTGGGCTGGCACCCAAGGCGGTTCTAGAGGAGCAGTAAACTTTGTACGGCCTACTGCTCCTCTATTTTGCCATGCAAAAGGAGGAAAGTCAATGTATACTGGTAAAAACCCCAATGGGGAAGGTAGTTTGAGGCAAAGAAAAGACGGTCGTTGGGAGTTTCGCGTCAAAGTTGAAGGTCGCACCACCCCCCTCTCCTTTTACTCCAAAGATAAAGATGGCCGCGGTGCCAAAAAGAAATACAGGGACTGGCTGAGAGAGAGTGGCGGCGAAGCGGTTGAGAGCGTCAAGACTGTAGAAAAATGGACCCGCACTTGGCTTGAAGTCAGTAAAAAGGGGCGTGTCGCCCCCAAAACATACGAAAACTATGAGTATTATATCGAAAAATTTATTTTACCAGAGATCGGGCGTATGAAACTGGATTCCGTGCGGCCTGTACACATCGAACAGATCTTTGCAAAGGCTGCAAGTTTATCCCACTCAGCTCGAAATGAGATCAAGGTCTGCCTCAACGGTATCTTCAAGTCCGCACGAAAAAACCGTCTGTGTAAGGCCAATCCAGCAGAAGATATATCCCTCACCCGGGACCCAGCGAAACCCCCAAAGGTACATACCCTAGAGGAAGTACGTGCCATCCTCACTTACGCTCCCTCTCACAAATGGGGGGCTTATGTGGAATTGGCCCTCTATACCGGACTGCGCACCGAGGAGCTGTGCGGCCTCATGTGGTCCGATGTTGATCTCCAAGCTGGTACCCTCACCATTCGCCGGGTAGTAGCCGAGGTCGAGAACGACGACCCAGACGCTCTCATGCATCCAGATAAGACAGGCCAAGTGAAGCGTCGCCGAAAGTACGCCTTGGTCGATACTACCAAGAGCCGGAGAGAACGCGTGGTGGCCCTAAATGACGCAGGTACCGATGTGGTTAAGTCAATCCCCAAAAACGGCCTTTATGTCCTCCCAGGGCCTGACGGCGGATTCTTGAGGCCACCTGTATTCGCCCATCGTTATGCCGCCGTCCTTCGGGATCTTAACGCCACTCTACCAAAGGATCAGCAGGTGCAACAGCTTTCTCCGCACAAAGCCCGACACACTTACGCCACAGCCTTGTTGGAGGGTGGAGCTAGTATTCGCTCAGTGCAGGACCAGTTGGGTCACGCCAAATTATCCACTACCCAAATCTACACTCATGTGGACTTGGAGGCCCGAAAGAATAATGTAGTCAAGTTGGCATACTAAGTGCCAGCTTCCTCCATTGCTTTGTCTATCGCCTCGTTTATAAATCTATTTGTACTTTTCCCTTGAGACTTTGCATATTCTGCAATTATCCGTCGCTTTCCCTTCGGTACAATGAGGTCAATTCTGTCATACGCCTTTTTGTTATAGCGAGAGGTCGCTTCCTTCTGTGCCTCTGAGTATGCCAATGACCTCACCCCTTTTCATGGTATGGTCATTATACTTATACTACTGGAAGTATTGTATAATTCCATAAGTATATATTTGTTATAAGTAACCGTTTTTATACTTATGGAAGTATGATATAATAAGAAAACCGGGTAGGAGTTGGTGCCTCCTACCCGGCAAGGACTTACTCTAGCATATCCAGAACGGCATCTTTTAGGTGCAGCGGTGAGAGGCTATACCTGTTGAATGCCATGACCATGCGAAAGACCAGTTCCGCATCGGTCGATACGTCCTGGAGGATCTGCACGGGGCCTTGATGGAGCAGGCCATAAGCTACGATATCGTAGCTATAGTACGTGCCGACCTCTGGGGCGTATTTTTTTCTTCTAAAGATAAAGTAAGAAATAGGCAAGATGTTTCATCCTTTCTCTCTTTCTATTAGGATGCATCAAGCCTTTGGAGGCCCCCGACACCGTACCGGAGGGCCTCTTTTTTCTACCCAAATTCTGACCCAAATATTTAAGTTTTTAATTGATTTATTTGGGTCAGTTTGGATAATTTGAAAAAATAGGAAATTGGCTGTATAGCCATTCCAGGCGCTCTGCCAGCGCATAGAAAAATCCCCCGCATCTATTGGGATGCAAGGGATTTACAAAATAAAACGCCCCACCTACTGGCAGGACGTTTTATTGGTGGAGGAGGGTGGATTCGAACCACCGAAGCGAATCGCAACAGATTTACAGTCTGCCCCCTTTGGCCACTCGGGAACTCCTCCGTATGAACTTGTTGGAGCTGGTGGACGGACTCGAACCCCCGACCGGTTGATTACAAATCAACTGCTCTACCAACTGAGCTACACCAGCATACCAGCTCGTCCACAGCGAAGGTTAGTTTAACAGACACGGAGGGATTTGTCAAGGGAAAGTGGTATATTTTTTTACAAATTTTTTTCGGGAGGAATGTGCCATCCAGCCAGAGGTATGGGCGGATCCGCTGCGGGATGTGCAGCGGGTTCCGCCGCGGGACTGGTGCCCCCGGTGCCGCTCAGAGCTCTACAGCGGGGAGCGGGAACTCTGTCCCGCCTGCCTGGCCGAGCTGGAGCGCGGCCGCACACAACAAGAGGAGGAGAACAGACACACAA